TTACACGTCTAAATACCAACGTGTTTCTGTTAGATCGTTGAATCCGTCTTTTGTATCGCCTTTCGGATCATTGGTACTTCTGATCATGATAATGATCGAGTGGCCTGCAACATCTTTTTGATTGAACTCGATTTGGAACCCTGCAGTATCGCTACGGTTGTACACCTTCGCTGCATCCGAACGGGGTAGATCTTTCAGCTTAATACGTTTTAGTTCTTTGCCTGTTGTCCGATCACGAATAAAAGCATACTGATACTTATGAGTACGAGTACTCCATCCTTCTGCCTTAATCTTGCCTGCCATTGCACCAAAACCATCCACGTGGCCCTTATCATTTTTGACTTCCATGACTGAATAGTTTTGTCCAGCACGGTAGACATCCGTTGTTTCACTAGGATTAGGGTCAGGCAGCGTCGTATATCCGTTATCAGTGATACCTGTTAAATCGATATTTCCATCTAACCCACCACCAACATATGTGGATGTGAATTGATAGATGCCCACACCATCCATACTAGGAAATACGGACCACACTGGATAAGGAGTAACGTTGTAATTCGGATACGCAGCCATCCAAAGTGAATCTGGGAATTCTGCTAAAATCTGTTGGTAATAAACATTTTGAAGGGTAAACGGTTTGTACGAGTAATACATTGGCGTATAGCCAGCATCTCGAATTCTTCGCATCCCGTATAAAATAGTATCCGTATTCGCCTGCTTGTTCCCACTAGCTCCATGTTCAAAGTCTAACGCAACAATTGATCCTCGTGGCGTCTTCACCTTTGGCAAGAAGTAATCCATCGTAGTTTTCGCAATACTCATGCTTCCCCAAGTATCGTACCAAATATACGTATGCGCCCGTTTTCCTTGAGCTAAAGCTGAATTCACTTGGCTCTCATACGTCCACTGATTGTAGAGTCCACCAGCATTGTATCCACCGATCTGGCTAATACTGAATTTATCATGAGCGTAGCCAAATTGACCTTGTGCGCCTTGATAAACTGCCCAATCGACCCCTTGATCTCCTTTAGCCGCATCCACATTCATTGGGAAAATCGGCAATAAAAAAAGAGCTGCAATAGCTCCCATCAAGAATTTCTTTTTCATTCTAGTCCTCCTACTATTCTTTTTCATCATTGGGAAACATCTTGTATGTCCGGTTGGACACCCCTAAAACTGTTCCCAGAAAAGCGCCAAATCCAGTAATGATAATGACTACAACATCGGTATATTCCCAGTTGACTGCTTTTCCCACTAGGCCAACAAAAGTGGCCAATGCGGGTATAACTATCAATGCAATCCATTTAAGAACTTCAAATGTCCTATTTTGCATGCGATTCACCTCCCTTCAAAGGAAGCTCCCTAACGCGATTATAAAGAAGCTCGCCTGTTCCATTACCTCCCAATCCGTGATAACCACGCCATAAATATTCAAGATTGTCGAGATCGTCTACAGCGATTTCTCCTTGTTCAATAAAATAAGAACATTGTTTGTAAATCTCATTGTGTAGAATAGCTACGTTTGCAGCTTCAAGCATTTTAAACCGTTGCTCCGTCAGTCGCTTATTTTGCTCTGCAATATTCTTATTCTTAAGTATCAATTTTCCTACCCAACCTAGAACGCCTACAATGCCCCCAATTCCCAAAGACATCAAAAGCCCGTTGAGTTCTAGTAACTCGTCGAAAAAATGCACATGCCGTTCCACCTTCCAATCAAAATGAATAGCCTCGCTCAAAAACGAGGCTAAAAAAATAAGCCTAATAGGCTTCTCCAGTAATTCGCTCAAATTGTGCTTCAGTAATGCAGGTAGGTACAAACTCCCTTACTTGTTTTATTGAGAAACATCCCCAGTCAAACATCATTTTCACGTCTGTATAACTAAACATTATTCAGCACCCCCAATTTGCGTTTTTAGCGTTTCAATTTCTTTATTAATTGCCACATCATTCAACATTAATTTGGCATTCAATTGTGCCATCGAATCTGTCTTAGCAGTCAGCGCCGCATTCGATTCTTTTAAAGCTGTATTGTCAACTTGAAGTCCTGCAGAAAGATTTTCTAATAATTCAAGTTTCTTAGAATAATCTTGAGTAATTGCCTCTTCCCATTTATTTTCAGTGAAGTTGAAGAATTGAGATTGTGGATTTTCCAATTCTAGCGGTAAAACTGCTACAAACGGCAACAATACTGGAAAATCATCTGCTACTTCGTGTTCTTCAAAACCTAGCGGATATAATACTTTGTAAATTGTTTTCATCGTTTTCCTCCTTTAATAAGGGTCTCTTGCTAACCAGCAAAACGAACCTGTTAACCACGCATCTTTTACGACATTCTCTGTGCAAATAATATTATTAAGCGTTGATGGATCGAAAGTTAGCAAATAAAAATTGCCGCCAGAGTTCCAGTACATTCGAGCCATGTTAATCGGCGCTGCCCACGATGGAACATCAAACCAAACAGCTTGATTATTTTTCGCCGCTGACAATTGAAACGAACCTGTCAGATAAACGATATCTCCTCTTCTGTACAGTTTCATACTGCCGTTCGAAATAACTGAAGCATTGTTGTTTTTATCTACTGACGCATAATCATTTACTGATTTTGTTAAAAC